TTGATTGCGAAGGTAAGTTTCATTCTGGCAATCCCGGACGGCATCCGCACGATGGATCATGTCCGATGGGCGTTTGCATTTATCAAGGACGAGATTGATTTCAAGGTTCAGCTTGTCTTTGCCAATGACAACAAAAAAGCGCGCCCTGAAGACGCTCTTGCGGCTCGATTGATGAACTACATCGACACGGAAAACGGGGCATCTACGTCGGTGCTGGCGAGCAGGTCAAAGATTGATAAGCCGACGATTGAAGCCACGATGAGGCACCTGGAAGGGCGCGGTGAAGTGGTGTCGCGGGCCGGAAAGCGACGGCGAAAAGGCGAGATTGTGGTTCAGTGGTTCCGAACATAGCCGAAGCAGAAAGACCCGCCCGAAATGGCGGGTTTTTTGTTTTTTGGGCAAAACCCCCTAAAGTAGAACCATAAGTAGAAGGAAATTCTACTTTTAAGCCCATGAAGTTAAAGGGTAAAAAGCCTTAGTTAAGAAGTTTTAGTTAGAAACCCTGAGACACATTTAAAAAAGCCCCTGAGCCTCTCTGAACCTCTTGAAAAACAGTATATAGATGTCTCTACATATCTATCTATAGTGTATTAGTCAATGATTTCAGGGCTTTAAAAGTAGAATTGGATTCTATCTTTGTCTAAGTTTCTACTTAGCGTTTAAGTCGTAATTACGCTTGCACCATCGCAAATCAAATGCCAGTATTCAGGAGCGCGGCTAGGTTATGCAGACCAAACATCGGACCCTCCCCCGACCGCCGCGCGCATTCTCAGGGAGCCGTGATAGGAGATCACACAATGACACATCAAGACACACCCACAATCTGGGAAAACAAGACGCCGGAGCAAAAGGGCGCGCTGTTGCTGGCGGAACATGAGGGCAGGGTATTGCAGGCGTTGGCTGTGGACCATGACGGGACCACATGGGTTATCAAGCGCCGGAATCAATGGCATGATGGGGTTGCATACCGCGTAAAGCCAGAACCAAAGCGCGAGACGGTGACTATGGTTGGGCACCATCGAGGATATTGGTGCTTCGGGTCCGACTGTTTCGGGCATCGAGACACCCACCGCATCACCTTCGACACCATCGACGGCGAGCCTGACTGCGCCACGATCCGCATGGAGCGCCTGACATGACTTATGAAAATTCAACAGTAAACCGCTGGCACGCAAACCCCGATCCCCGCCTGCGCAATGGCGGTGACACCATCGACGCGCACCAACCGCGCGTTGCCACCCTGTGCCACTCCCTTGCCGCGCACATGGGTCACTCGCTTACCGAAAGCGCCCTGCTACTTGCAGCCCGCAACCACGACGAGGCCGAGCGGGTTCTTGGCGATATGCCAGCGCCAGCCAAGGCGCGGTTTCCAGAGCTTGCAGAGGCGTATGCAATCGCAGAGCGGGAAGTCCTGCGGGGCATGGGACTGACTTGGACGCTGACCGACAAGGAAGAACAAATGCTGCACCTGTGTGATAAGCTGGATGCGCATATGTTCGCCGTGTCGCGCGGCGTCACCGGGCAGGAATGGGACGAGGCCCGCGCGCTAATCAACGTCATGTCGGACAAGTTCAAGGCACGTGAATGGGTCACGGCACAGATGGGGGCCGCACAATGACGCCGAAGCAGAAATACGACGAAAGAAAGCGGCTCAAAGCAGAGCGGATGCTTCACGATGAACAGAGATCACAAGACCATCGCCAGAAGGAGGAGGACATGGAAGCCCGCATGTTAAGCATGATTGCCAGTTTTGAGCGGATTGCAGACGTGATGGAGCTTTGGGCAGACCAGCAGGAGCAAGCACAATGACGCACCACACAGACATGCTAGGCCGTGCGCCGATCATGCGCCCTATGCAGCCACAGGCCGCGCCGGAATTGCAGCCGTGCGAGGACTGGCGCAGGGACATGAGGATAGCCAAACCATTATTAGCACCGCGACCACAATGCCAGCTTATCCTCCCAATATCGCAGCGCATGCACACACCAACAAGTCCAGCGGGCGATATCAACAAAGCGCGCAGGGCGCTGTCCCTATTCTGCCAGCGTAACAGCGTGCGAAAGGCCGATATCTGCAATATCAACCTGCGCACGCCCAGAATGTCCAGAGTACGCGGTGACTGCCTTCTTTTTATGAGGGATCAATCAAATTGCGGGCCTTCGATGCTGTCTGAAATCACAGGGATACGCCGCGACACAATCGGAAAGGCGATCCAGTACGCGCAAGTGAGGGCATCGAGATGACATATGAAGAAATGCGCGCGGCTATGAATTGGCGCGCGAGGCGCATTGACACCATCGCCCGTACTGTGGCACAATGATCGTGTTGTTTCTCATTGTTGTCTCCCAACTTAGCCCCGCGCCGTAAAAAGCGCGGGGCTTTTTTGTTTGCGTTGCTAAGAACGGCGCAAGGTGGTATTCTCAGGGCGGACACAGGACATGAATGGGAGATGTTATGACTAAGACAGAAATTAGAGCGGCCAAGGCCACCGCGTGCATAATGGGCCTAATCGTGGTTTATTTCGGCGGGGCCGCATTGTTCTGGGGCTTGGCTGGGTTTTTAGGTGCGTTGATGCTGCTTCTTGCTTCATTCCTTACTTATGTCTGCACGGCAATTGTGTTCTTTTGGACCCTTGACGCAATGGGGGGAGGTTGAGATGAAAACCGGACGACCAACAAAGTACGATCCCGCATATTGCGACGAGATTATTTCCTTTATGTCGGAGGGATACAGCGTCACGGCATTTGCCGGTAGTCTCTTGGTTTCGCGCGCCACGGTGTATCTTTGGGTCGATGCTCATCCTGAGTTTATGGACGCCTTAAAGACCGCACAAGCCGCTTCCGCTGTTTGGTGGGAAAACTGCCTGCGGAATAACGCGCAATCAGGTGAGGGCAATGCCTCCGCTGCAATCTTTGGGCTGAAAAACCGCGTGGCAGATGAGTGGCGCGACAAGCGCGATGTTGACATGACTAGCAGCGATGGCACCATGACGCCCCATGTGATCGAGCGCGTGATTGTAATGCCTGATAAGAAATGAGCGCAAAGCTTAAACTCCGCATTCCAACGGCTGGCGTGTTTGCGCCACTGCTAGAGCCGTCGCGGTACAAAGCCGCATGGGGTGGCCGTGGGTCAGGGAAATCACACTTCTTCGGCGGGCTGATGATTGAGGACCACCTACGCAATCCCGGCATGAGGTCTGTTTGCATTCGCGAGGTGCAAAAGTCGCTAAAGCAATCTGCAAAGCGACTGGTGGAGGATAAAATTGAGGCGTTCGGGCTTGGCGAACGTGAAGGGTTTAAGGTTTACCGCGAGGTGATTGAGACGCCCGGTGATGGCCTTATCACATTTACAGGGATGCAAGACCACACGGCGGACAGCGTGAAGTCGCTTGAAGGCTTTGACCGTGCCTGGGTGGAAGAAGCGCAGGCCTTGTCTGACAGGTCTATGACGCTACTGCGCCCGACAATCCGCAAGGACGGCAGCGAACTTTGGTTCAGCTGGAACCCACAGCGTGCCAAAGACCCCGTTGATATGCTTCTTCGCGGGCTTAACCTGCCGACAGGCGCAACCGTTGTGCGGGCCAACTGGTCTGATAATCCGTGGCTGCCCAAGGTACTGGAACATGAGCGCACAGACTGTCTCAACGCCACGCCGGAGCGTTACGGGCATATCTGGGAAGGCGAGTACGCCACGGTTCTAGAGGGCGCTTATTTCTCGCGGCACCTAACCGATGCGCAACTTCAGGGCCGCATTGGCTTTGTGACCGCTGATCCATTGCTAAAGAAATATGCAATCTTTGACATTGGCGGCACATCTCGCAAATCAGACGCAACCGCAATTTGGATTGTGCAGTTCGTCGGCACCGAGGTCAGATGCTTGGACTATTACGAGGCCGTTGGCCAGCCGTTTGACGCTCATGTGAATTGGCTACGGGCTAACGGATGCGCTGAGGCTGTCTGTGTGCTGCCGCACGATGGCAGGAAGCACGACACGGTGCACGCGGTTACGCCAGACGGTTATCTACGTCAGGCGGGCTTCACCTGCGATGTGGTCAAGAACCAAGGCGCGGGCGCGGCGTTGCTCCGCATTGAAGCCGTGCGCCAGATGTTCCCGGCTGTCCGGTTTAACGAGGAAACAACGGCGGGCGGACGCGAGGCGCTGGGCTGGTATCACGAAAAGCGCGACGAGGTGCGGAGTATTGGCTTGGGGCCGGATCACGACTGGTCAAGTCACTGCGCTGATGCGTTCGGGCTAGTGGCTGTGTATCGCAACATGGTGCATGTGTCATCGGGACGAAAGCCACTGCGCCGGAACATCCAAGGTATAGCATAAGCCTCGCGCCTGTGCTATGTTTGCCACAAAAGGGGTATTTATGGCACAGTTTCTCGACTTCATGGATATGATTAACGGCGGCGGCGCTGGTGCTGGCGGTAACAAGTTCGAGGGCGGCGGGATCTTGTCCAGCATTGCCAACTCGCTGTTTTCGCCGCGCGGCTCCCTCAATCGCATATCTCCGCAAGCTAGACCGCAAGGTATGGGCCAGCAGATGCAGCCGATGATGCAGCCACAGCAGCGCCAGCCCATGGAAGCTCCAGTCGCAATGTCGGGTGCAGCACCGCAGGTCACAACATCGCCGCTCAACGATTATCAGGCCATGTATGAAGAAATGGTAGCGCTGGGCATCCTGCCACCGAATATGGGTGCGCAACAAATGTATCCGAGAATAGGCCCGCAATAATGGCTGACCCGATGGACATGCCGCTGGACCAATTCCAGATGTATCTGCGCGAAGTCGCGGACATGGGCGGCGATGTGGATACATTGGTCCGGCAATATCGGCGCAACAGCAGTGCGTTTTCCGGCCTTCTCGGCGCGGCGGACCAGAACCAAGCCGACATGGCATCGCAGGGGCGAAGGTCCGTAGGGGGTGGCCTGCTGTCAAAGGAATCCGGCACGACTGGCATGGACGCGTTGCGCTCTGTGCAGTTTGAGCCGCGCGCGTTCTTGACGGGGTTGCTGGGCGCTGGTGCAAATGCGTTTGATGCGCCACGGGCGGCATATGACGGGCTTATTCCAGAACAGGACATGACGGCGGAGGCTTTAGGCACGGCAGGTTTTGCCAGTCTTGGCGGGGCTGCGGCCACTGCGCCGCAGGGTAGCTTGCGGGCAGGGCTGGCGAGGGCTGGCGATGCGCCAACGCCCGCGATGCAAGTTGCCGAGCTTCTACGCAACAACCGCGCCGCTGATGTGACAGACGACATGATGGCGCGGGTTGATCCGCAGGAGATGTTTCGCTTGTACGAGCAGGGCGCGACGGGCGCGGATATGCCAATGGATGCGGCAAGCAGGATGGCGCGGGCCGAGGGCATGGGGTTTGATACGGGGACGCCGTTGTATCATGGGACGGGTGCGGACTTTCAGGCGTTTTCGCCTAAATATCGAGGCGGGGTTGCGGACGCTTACACAGCACGCAGGGCTGATTGGTTTACCGATAGCCCACTGACAGCCCAAGGTTACACAGACATGGCGACACGTGATGCTCCAGTCGCAAGGCTGATAAAACAAAGCGAGGCAGCAGAACGCGCAGGCAAGTGGGACTTGGCAAACGAACTTATGGTTCAGGCCGAAAGGTTGGAACAGAACATGCCGGACGCAAGCGGTCAGATGATTATCCCCTCAATGACGCCAAAGCCGCGACAATCGTTTGACGCAGACGGCATGGGGCCGAATGACATGGAAAACTCTATGCGCGACCAGTTAACGGCTGCGCAAAAGTCGGGAGATTCAGGCATGGAACTGCAAAACTTTTCAGACCATCCAGATTTTTCCGTTGATGACCCCTCTTTGCATCGTGGCATCTTCGACCCCTCCAATATCCGCAGCCAGTTCGCCCGCTTTGACCCGCGCCTTAGCCACCTGTCCAATCTAAGCGCGGCGAACGTATCACCTACCGCTGGACTTTTAGGCGCGGCTGTTGCACAAGAGCAACAGGCATTGCCGTTCCAGAAATTCTTGAGAGGTTTGTTTGAATGAGCATCGCAACATACGCAGAACTAAAAACGACAGTGGCGGACTTTCTCAACCGCCAAGACCTTGCGCTAACCGTGCCGACATTCATATCACTGGCCGAGGCGTCAATCGGGCGGGATCTGCGTCACTGGCGTATGGAAGAGCGCAGCGTGGCGGAGATCGACAGCCAGTACAGCGCGGTTCCGAGTGATTGGCTTGAAACGCTGCGATTCTCAACCACGGACGGCGCAACGGCCCCGATGGATCTTATCAGCCAAGCCGAGCTAATCGAGCGGCGCGCGTCAACCGATAACATTGGCGGGCGTCCTCGCTTCTACGCGCATTCAGCGGGCCAGTTTGAGTTCTTCCCCACGCCGGATGAAATTTATAACGCTGACCTGATCTACGTCGCGCGCATTGCTGCTCTATCTGACAGCAACACGGTCAATTGGCTACTGACAGAGGCACCAGACGTGTATCTCTACGGCGCGCTAGTTCATTCCGCGCCATATCTCAAAGAAGACCCGCGCGCACAAACATGGGCCGCGTTCTACAAGTCGGCAATCGACAGCCTGCAACGCACGTCGGATCGTGCAAAACATAGCGGCACCGGGCTGCGTTTGAAAATCAGAGGACTGAGCTAATATGTCGAAGATCAATGACACGACAGACTATCCGGTAACGGTTCCCGCCGCTGGCGATATGCTGATCGGCACTGATGTTTCAAACACATCTACGGATGCGGGCGGCGAGACTGCAAACTTCACCGTGGCGGGGCTGACAACGCACGTCGAAAGCAACATGGACGCGCTGCGGAACGTGGCGCTAGTCAACGCCCTTGCCACATACGCGCCAACGCGGGCC